ATCGATGCTAACTTACCAACAATATCAAGTAATTCAGTAGGAAGATATCCCGGTGAGAAACCTGTAATATACTGCACTGTCCAGTAGTTTGGAACCAAGTTCAATGAACGGATCCCTAACTGAGCCATTACGCCAAGTAATAAAACCGATGTAGAGGCACCAACAGCTGAACCTGATGGAACAATACTTATTCGTCTGGGAGCCATTTCATCAGGGCCTTTGTAATAGTTAACCCAGTCAATAGGATACTTAATCTGTTCAGTATTATTAAGCAGCCCCAGTAAAGTAATAGGCTTAACGACCGGATAACTAGTATTAATAATAGGAAGATTGTTTAAGTAATCGTCACGGTAATACATCAAGGTTTCAGTAATCAACTGCCTGACGAACTTTATTGCCAGAAATTTCTCTATCTCTGATTGTGCCGATTTGATCTTCATTTCCCAGACTGACACCGGCAACTCCGATCCGTCTTTTGACCTCAGGTTGATCCCATAAAGATAAAGATCCCTGAGTTCCGCGGGAGATATAACTGCACCTGTATTTTTCTTATATGTAGTGGTGAATGTAATTGCATTAGCCATTTGTTGTGACTTGAATTAGAAGATCAATCAATTTTGATTTGTTCATCTTTTTAAAATCCACATCAGGAAGTTTTAGCTCTTCAACTATCTTTTGAAGTTCCCTTACGGACTTTGTTGTCAATTGTTCCCTTAACTGCAAGGTCTCGTCTTTTGGTTCTTCTTTCTTATCTGCTTTAGTCTCTGATGTCAGTTGCCCACGAAGCATTTGATTTTCTTTCAGAAGCTCTTCACATTTTATCCTCCACCCACGTTCTCCTTCTTTTGATTGATTTGCCTGAGCTTTATAGTCATTAATCAATGAGTTAGCTTTTTGAAGCCTGTCTTTGAGCTCTTCTATTGCCTCAGTATTCTTTGTACCTGTCGCCAAAGCAGGAGTTCTGGTCATAGGCATCTCAACTTTGCCTGCAGGAAATATTTGACCTATATACTTATCTATCAGAAATTGTCCGTCTTCTGCATTGATTTCTGCTATGCCTGCAGCATCGTAAGTAACTTCAATGCCATTTGAGTACCGCACTGAATGCCCTTTGTGAGTGTTTGTAATGGTTTCGATTTTCATTTTTATAACAATTTTATTTATTAAAAAAGGGCGAGCGTTTTAATGGCTCGCCCTTTGAACTACTTAAAAGCGGGAAGGATTACGTTGGGATATTTGCACCGATGTTAACGATCCTTGTGATCTTTTTCGGGGCAAATAATACCAATGTTAAGTAAGCCAGGATCATGAAACGGAACGACGGGCTGGTTCTTGCCAGGTCCATTCTCATAATTGGGGCCAACTGTTTCAGTGACCATACATCCAGGCTATTATCCAGAACTACGGCTGAATGAGTATTAGGAATAATCCTGTTCTTATCCCTTACTTTGCCGGCATCACCACCATCAACACCTGATGTTAATTCTGCACGGGTGCACGTTATGATCGGATAGAATTTTGCGGTATCATATGCAGCAGCACCTTTTTCAGTCCTGTAAATAACAAAACACTCAGCAGCATAAGCACCATCAGTGTGAGTGAAGGTGAGATCTACTGATTCTGTTGCAGCAACAACCTGAACTGATGTGTCAAGTAATGTAATTGCTGATTCTCCGTAACGGTTTTTAGCAGTTACCCCGTACCAGAAACTTCCGGCAGTAGCTGTAACGAACATCGTATCTGTATCAGTCTGAACTTCAGTTAAGTTTCCAGCGGCCACCGGAGCGGCAGGAGCTTTTGCTGAAGAAGCTGCTGAATTGTACAGCTTCGAAGTTTTGTAATCGAAGAATATATCAGAAACCACATTGATTTTTCCGAACTGAGTCATAATGTCGTTGACCGACTGACCCATTGTAGCTCCCTCAACTCCACCAGCCTGACCAACTACAATACGTTTTGACTCATGGAACTGGCTAACATAATTGCTGAATACAATCGGCGGACCAATTATACTGGATACCATACCAAAGTTGTCATTGACAACGGCATGGGCGGCATCTTCAACCATCTTATCTGTGAGGATGTAGCCGTTGGCATTAACCACACAAGAATCGTTGAAGTATTTTGTCAAGTTGGCTGCACTTGGAAGAGCAGCACCAGTAACACCAACATAATGCTGTTTGAAAATTCCGTCGAATTCATCTTCGACCAGTCTGGCATCACTTACCGGATATGATTTATCAAGAGCCCTGAGAAGGAACTGAGTTTTGTTCTTTACTTCCTGGGCCAGTGCATCACCGACTCCTGAACCGAGCCTTACAAGTGTGAATGGATGGGTAACTTCACCACTGACACCTGTGTATTTGATCAGCACCGATTCACGTCTGTATATTGAGTCTGTAAACTGGGGAGTTTCACCTTCCTTATTAAAGATCCCAATATTCAAACCATAATCGACCAACTGGTTGAATTCTTCTACCGTGTTATAAGCGGGTTGCTTCGGCAGAATCTTGTGTAGTACAATGTGCTTGTCTGTCGAGGTCAGGATCTTCAACATCGGGTCTAATGATTCTGTCTTCAGTGCAGCACCTCCGGTCAACTCACCTATAAGGCCCTGACCAGTGGTTGTACCTGCTGACATGGCTTTGGCGAGTTCGTAGATCTTATCAGGAGAATCAATTCCGGGGAATACCCCAGTTTCAAGTCCGCTGTAGTTGTATAAATCTGCTGTTGGATTCATTTTTAAATTGAGTTATAATTTGTTTTCACGAATTTATTTAGTTAACCGTACACCATGGTTCTCGAACAGGTCCACGGCAACATCCTGACCTATTGTCCCACCACCGCCATTATATCTTACGATAGAACCTTCATATGATTTTATGAGCTCAGCATCAACGGCTTTTTTCATCCCTTCTTCAAGGGATTTTAAAACCTGTTCTTTGTTCATGGTGACTGAAAGGACTTTCTTTCCGTTGTCATCTTCCATTTCACCACCAAATGCTTTTTCGAAGAAGTTGGCTGCTGCACCGGCCTTAATAGCTTTAGTGCCGAGAGGCATTCCTGCAATTTTCTCAACCAAACCGGTGACGGTCTCAACTGCCTTTTGCAGTTCATCAACCTTGGTGTCGAGTTCAAGGGATTTCTGCATGTAATCAGTTATGGTTTTAAATTTGACATTAAGCTGATCTTCCAGGCCTTTCATCATTTCATCAACGACTGCTTTACCTTCCCAAGGTTTTTCGTCCTTTTCTTTCTTATCGTCTTCATCCTTGTCTGGCTCTTTGTCATCTTTCTTGTCCCCGGGCTACTCATCATCTTTGTCGTCTGGCTCTTTGTCTTCCTTTTTCTTGAACTGCTCAGGCATTTCACCTTTCACAAATTCAGCGACTTCAGGAAATGCGCGGAGTTTTTCAGAGTCTTCACTCTTTAAGAACTCAGCATAATCTTCCGGAGGCATAATCTCACGAAAAGATTTTATTGTGCTCAGTGCTAATGTTCCATCCATTGTGTATTTCGTTTATTTGTTTACGATCAAATCTTATAGACTATAAATTTAAGGGGATTTACATTTAAAATAATTTTTTTGATGTGACTTTTTTATTTATTTATTCAAATTCCTTAATACAACTCTAATACTTCCTCAAACCCCACATATTCTTCTATTAATAATCTACTCATCTTTTCACAAGTTTTTCTAGTAGGATTGTAAAGATTCAATTTTTTTGTTTCTTTTATCTTTTTCTTTGTGTCTTCTGAAATATGACAGCCAAGTGCAAATTGTTTTCCCATCTTAGATTTACGCATTTTCTTTATAGTTTTTTCAGAATGCTTTTTACCAATCATGCCACCTCCTTGTCCACCCCAAGTCATATTATATCCACCGCAACTAATATGAGAATTTAACTCTTTAATCCAATAAATTTCTTGTTCGTTGAGTTGTTTCTTGCTTTGGCAAAATTTAAGAATTTCACGCTTAAAATTACTTTTACCATAGTGATTAATAGCTCGAGTGATGTAAATACCAGATCCCAAATAATTATTATTTAAATTTTTTGTCTTTTGTTGTCCCACATACATCTTACCATTTACAAGATTTGTTGTCTTGTAAACTATGTAATAAAATCCGTTGTATTTAGTCCGTACCAATTCTATTTTTTAACTAACTGTTCATGCAAGGCTTTTTGAATAGCTTTCTTTGTATCCTTCTTGAAAGTATCCCAGTTGTCAGCTGCCCAGTGAATCGATTCAATAGGAATCGTCAGGATTTTTAGATCATCATCCAAGTGTTCTTTCTTCAAGGCTGCACCTGATGTATTCTCACCAATCAAACCCTGCCCTGTAGTTGTACCAGCACACATTGCTTTGGTGATTGTAAAATCTTTGTGGAGTGTATATTCGTTCTCCCCAAACACACCTTTATATAAATACTCCACATTTGGTTCATCTTCATATACTGGTTCTATGTATGGTTCGTTGGTTCCTTTCACAATCTCTGCCCAGCTGTTGGTATTTTTAGGCATAAATGTTAAGGCTGTATGAGTAATCAATGCCTTTGTTATGCGGTTTGGATTCCTTGGATCTTTCTGCAGGGGTGTACCTTCGATGGACCAAGCCAATTTACGCTTCGACCCTGACGACTTCATTATATCAATAGTATCATAAAGA